TGCCACTACCCGGTGGAGCGCAATTGAATGCAGGTGCCATGATGGGCGAAGCCGTAAATGAATTGAATCAAATTGAAGTAATGCTAACAAAGACACAAGAGTTGCCACCAGATCCGCTAATAGGATAAAAATTGATAAATCCATACTTTTCAAATAATCAAAATGAACAGAATCTGGTAGAAGATATAACTGTAGAGATCATACAGGCTACCGGAGTGGAATGTTACTACATTCCACGGGATTATCTTTCAATTGATAGAATATTTGGTGAGGATCCTGGCTCTTATTTTGACAATGCATATGCACTAGAAATGTATCTGCAGTCATATAAAGGATTTGAAGGAAACGATGTAATCACTCAATTTGGATTGGAAATTAAAGATAAAGTAAATCTTGTATTTGCTCGAAGAAGATTTAAACAAGAAGTAACTAATAAAAATCAAATTTTGACTAGACCCAGAGAAGGTGATTTGATTTATTTTCCACCTTCAAAATCATTGTTTGAAATAAACTTTGTAGAGCATGAAAATCCCTTCTACCCCCTAGGAAGACTTTATTCTTATTTTATAACAGCAGAACTATTCACATACAGCTATGAAAAAATTTCTACTGATATATCTGCTGTAAATTCAGTAATGACAAATACAAGACAATCAAATTATGAAAACACTTATATATTAAGTGAAGGTACAGGTACCTTTGCAAGTGGGGATAGAGTCAATTTGTATATTACAAGCAATTTTCCCACAATATTTGATATGAATTCGGTATAAGAAAGAAAAATAATGGCAATATTTTTTAAATCAGCTACAAGAGAACCAAACAATAGTGTAACTCATTTGGTTGCCTGGGGCAGAATAGGTAGTGCACAAAGTTATGGAAGTTATAGCAATTTATTAAATTTTATGACATTATTGTCTACTAATACTACTGGTTATCAAAATGAATTAGGTTTTATTAGTTTAAAAAATATAGTATTGGGTTCAAATATTGGTTATGGTGTAGGTGGAACGAGTGTTTCTAATACAAATACCTTAAAAACAATTAAAATAAATTATTCATCTTTATCAACCGATGTTCCAGAACCAATATTGTTTGCCCAAAACGTCAATACAAACATTATGGGTGCAGGCACAGATCATTTTTTGGTAATGTCTGGCTCTACTTTGTACGCCTGGGGTAGAAATAATTATGGGCAATGTAACGTTCCATCAAATTTAAGTTCGGCTTTATTGCAGGTTGCTGGTGGCGAAAGACACAGTGTGGTATTGTATACAAATAATGGAATTACGTGCTGGGGGGCCAATACACAAAATCAATGCAATGTACCGGTTGGGTTGACAGCATCAAAAATTGCTTGTGGAAGATATCACAACGTTGCTTTAAAAGGCGATGGTACCGTCGCGTGTTGGGGTGATAACACATATGGGCAATCTACAGTTCCTGTTGGTTTAACTGGAATATCTGATATAGGTGCTGGATACAATCATAGCATGGCAATAAGACAAAATGGTACTGTTGTTTGTTGGGGATTAAATGCAAACAATCAATGCAATGTTCCAGCTTCTGTTGGAACTGGAGGGTTTCAAATAGCCGGAGGATCTGCACATACTGCTTTATTAAAATCCGATGGCTCTGTAGTTTGTTGGGGTAGCACCGCATTTACACAGGGAGCGGTTCCAAGTTTACCTACAGGGTATAATATAATTTCTTCTGCTGCAGATCAAATTACGTCCCCGGTGTATACACCCGGATCATCTACAAAAGTTTTATGTTCCGAAAATGCTACTTTTGTTTTCTGCACAGGAAAAAGAAGAACAGACGATCTTTCAAATGCTAACGACTCCATTTTGCCTCTTTTTATAGAGGGATTGACGAGTAGTTTTGGTCCTTATGGGTCGAGTTTTTATATTGGTGTTAGTGGATATAATCCACAAAGACATGATTTATATGAATATACAAAATTAAACATAAACAATGGTGAATCATATTATCCTGTAGGATATAATACCGCATGGTGGATTTCTGGAACAACATCTGAAAGAAAATTGGCAAATTGTTGGGTTTCTGGTTTTCAGGAAAGCGGCCTGTATAAATTTGATTGGTTTTCTCCAGTAGATTTTAGCGGATGTTCATTGAAACCAAGACAATATGGGGCATCATGGATTGGTGGCTCTAATACCCCCAATTATCAAGCTTTTGGAAATTATAACCAACCAGGAATATCTTATGGATGGAATTACTACAGTTCTGGTTTTTGGTCAAATATTTTAATCACAAAAAAGCATGCTTTAGCAAGTAAACATTATTCTGGACCAAATACAATTCTTAATAATGTTAAATGGATGAGACGAGATGGAGAAATAATAACAAGAAATCTTACAAAAATTTCAGATTTAAATTTTGGTTATGGTTTTAATATTGATATGGTTTTGTATGAATTAGATACAGAAATAACTCCAGAAGATTTACAATACATAAGCATTTACAATATATTGCCTAGATTTAATAATTTTACAGAATCTAAAACTATAGATACAACTTGGTTTATTGGCGCTGGAATAACTACTCCAAGTGGAAATTTATTCCCAATTTCTTCAGATTATGGAAATGCAAATTTTCAATCTAGATGTGGTAGAAGACTTTGGTTTTTGGATGGACAAAGTAAAATTTATTCTAAAAAATTTAGAAAAACAAATAATCCAACATCTTCATTTGCAAATTATAACAGTTATATTGAAAAAACAATAACTTATAATAGTGCGTTCCCCAATATATATGAACCAGATGAAGTGGGAACAAAAACTATAGTTGGAGATAGTGGGACTCCAGTTTTTATAACAGCTGCAAATAGAATTAACTCAACAGAGCCAAAAGAAGCTTCGTATTTTTCTGGCGAAGGAACCACGTGGGGCAGAACATTGTTCTGTGGATTATTTGATGCGGGAATGGGCCAATATGGAGCAACATTTATCAATGACTTAAACAATTTATTGATAACACGAGGCTTGACTGGAAATGATTTATTATCTCAAATTGATGTTGACAGCGTCGGTCCAGGCTTAATTTGGACTGCACCTGTAGGCTCTCCTGAAACATATAATATTGATACTACGTATCCACCACAATATTCGGATCCAGATTCTTATATTATTTTTGAAAATCCGGGCGATGATGTGATTGTTGGTGAAGCCACAGTAGTTTCGTGGGATCCAAACATACTTCAAATTGAAGGTGTCAGTGGTAGTTTTACAGCTGGAGGAACATATACATATAGATTGGAAAATTTGGATGGAAGTGGTTCATATTCAATAATAAGACCATATATAATACCGATAAATAATGGATTGGGGACTACTGCAGGATCAAATGATATTTTACGGAATGAAGCTACTGGATATACATTTAATCCAAATGATCCATTCCAAGAATGCACAGAAGGATAACACATGTTTACACAGTTTTATAATAAAAATTTAAGAAAACTTGTTGTTGCTTTTGGCAGTTTGTTTAATAATATAGAAATACAGCATGTAAATCCTGATAATAGCGCACAACCCACAATTATCAGAGTTCCAATAACATATGCCCCACAAGAAAAATTTATAAGAAGATTGCTGGAACCATCATCGATAACAGATGCAACAAGAATAGAAACTCAACTTCCAAAGATGAGTTATATAATGACAAATATAACTCCAGATGCTTCCAGAAGAAGAAGTAAATTTTTAGAATTAAAATCTCCAGATCTAGTCAATGGAGCATGTGCAGAAGGTGGCTATAAGGTAGAAAATGTAGTGCCTGTAAATGTTGGTTTTAATTTATTTGTTTATACAAGACATATAGATGATACACTTCAAATTATAGAGCAGATAATTCCTTACTTCAATCCCGATCATATTTTTGAAATGGACATGAATGAAGTTCAAACTTCTGTAAGAGTTCCACTTATAATGAGTTCAAATAATATAACTGAAAAATATGATGGTGATTTTGGAAACAGAAGAGTTAACATATCTTCTTTAAGTTTTGTGGCAAAAAGCTACATTTATGGTGCTGTTTCCCCAATGACTCGCATAGAAAACATTGGATTGACTTTTGGTATAGAATATGATCAATAAAAATTTAGCTAACTTTTTTAATTTACCACCGGAAAAAGAATCCAAAGAAAAGTCAAGCCAGGAATCTGGTGGGACTTTTGATTTAGGAAACTTTCAAAAAGATTATGAATTTGTTCAATCAAATTTAAAAAATCTCATAGGTAATGGAAATGTTGCCTTGGAAAGTGCTCTGAAGGTTGCGACAGAATCGGACTCTCCGAGAGCATTTGAGGTTGTTGCAATAATGCTCAAAACAATGGCCGATCTTAACAATAATGTTTTAGATGTACATAAAAAAGCAAAAGCCACGACAGCTGATACAAAAACAACAATCAAACAGACTAACAATTCCGTCTTTATTGGTTCAACCAAGGATCTTCAAAACCTGTTAAATAAAGAGAGAAGCACCGAAAAAGAAGTGATCGAAGCGGAAATTATAAAAGATGACGGAAACAAATAAGCAGGGTTATAGAAACAATCCAAAATTAAAACCACCGGGAATACAGCTATCCTACACAGAGGAGCAGCTAAAAGAGTACGTAAAGTGTGCCAACGATCCCGTCTATTTTTGCAGCAAATATGTAAAAGTCAAAACATTGGATAAGGGAATAATGCCCTTTGAATTGTATGATTATCAACAAAAATTTGTCAATGCAATTCATAAGAATAGATTTGTTATCTCTAAGTGGCCCAGACAGTCTGGTAAGTCTACCTCTGTTATTGGGTATATAACGCACTACGTGACATTCAATCAGTCGGTCAGCTGCGCTATTCTGGCAAACAAGTTAAAGACTGCCAAAGATGAATTGTTTGCCAAATTACAGTTGGCTTATGAAAATTTACCTCATTTTTTGCAACAGGGTGTCGTAGAATGGAATAAGACATCCTTTAAGTTGGAAAACGGCT